ATTTTGCGATTACCTGAAATAAGAAATGCAAATGTAGATAGTAAAAAGAAAGAAGAAGATTTAGCAAGTGTAGCAGCAAACCAAGCATTTTCAGTAGGTTCTGCTCCAACTGTCACGATACCTGACATCTCAGGTGATATACCAAGCGCAGAAACTTTTAAGAAAGAGACAGAAGATTTTAGTGATTTTAATTTTTCAGGAAGTAATGCTGCTCAAGGTTTAAGAGATAGAGCAAGACCTACAAGTGGTTTATTACCTCTTGTGGATTTAGTATTAGGTTTCCCTGCAAGAAGAGAGCTTGGAAGATTAGATCAAGGCTTTGTGCCAACTTTTGATGATGATGGAAACATAAGTGGGACACAAAATATAAGTTTTGGCTCAAATCAAACTGAAGGCTTACTGGGTCAAAACCCTGATCTTGCAAATATATTTCAAGGTGTTCAAGGTATGCAGACACCGACAAATGTTCAGACAGATGACAATGGTAATCAGACTGTGCCACCAGTAACTAATCCGATGACTGGTATTACAAAATGTCCTGAAGGCTATAAGTTTGATGAGGATCTTCAGGCTTGTCGTGTAGATACTGGATCAAGTGGAGATAGTGATGAGCCATTAGTTGCATCAGGGGATAGATTTTTTAGAAGATCATTATTAGATACTGCACCAAGTAATCTGCCATCAGGATTTGATTTTGATGCAGCTAACAAACAATTTACATCAAGATTTGCTTTGAACCCAAGTTTGTTTAACAGACCACCTCAAACTGTGGGTTTCACACCTTTTAGTAGTTTTAGACCATTTAACACATGAACGAAGGTAAATTAGCATCAGAGATGGAAAGAGGTCACAAAGCAGACCTTTTGATGAAAAACGAATTATTACAAGAGGCATTTGAGACTCTTGAAAACGAATTTACAACTGCTTGGAAACAGACAACACATGATCAGGTTGTCGAAAGAGATCGGTTGTATAATCTTTGTCAAGCCTTAGACAGTTTGAAGTCATTCCTAGCTAGTGTGGCTCAAAATGGGAGGATGGCAGAAAATCAACTTAACCAAATGAGAGGTAAAAAATGAGTGTAGACTCGCAAGAGAGCAATCAAAATATAAGTATTTTAGAAGCAACAAATGAGGTTTTGAAAGCAACCCAAGAGGTACAGCCGAATGAAACTCAGGAATTAGCTGAAGAAAATACTGAAACACAAGAAACTGAGGAACAAACAGAAACCGAGCAGACAGAATTAAATGCTGAAACTAGCGAGGTTGAAGAAGAAGCCGAAGCGCAAGAAGAACCGACTGATGAGGTAGAAGAGGAGACAGAAGCAGTAGAACCAACTTTCTCTGTGAAAGTGGATGGTGAAGTTGTTGAAGTCACCTTAGACGAACTTAAAAGAGGTTATTCTGGTGAAAAAACATTCC